TGCGGGACAACACACGGCGGATCTTGGGCTCCAACTGTACCAATGTTGGAACTTCGTCCCTCTTCTCGAGGTACGAGATCCGTTTGAAGACTAGAGCAGTCTTAATATGGCTGGTTGACACTGAGCTCACACCTCTTTCGAGGGCAAGCTCGTGCACGTTGCCGAGCAGCGGTATTCCCAGGTTCCACCCCGGGAAGAACTGATCGGACAGCGCCAGCGCCTCCTGGTCGGAGGCGAGGGGAGCAACGTCGATTTCTCGACGATACTGCTGATTACGCTCCACACTGGAGTATAGGATGCGGTGGACCCATGCTGCTCTCCTATCGAAAGACCTTACCCGTTCATCACGGGACCACTCCTTTTCAATGAGCGGCGTCAGCCTCTCTTCAAGGGGGATGCCAAGCGGATTCCACCCCAAGCCATACGGCTCGGGGAGGTCGGCGATAAAACCGATCACCCGCTTTTGGCGAGCGCGTAGTAATACTAACGCGCCGGGACCGATGTTCCGACAGAGATCAATAAAGTTCTCATCGGACACTCGGCCCTTCCACTTGTAACCCTGAACCATCTGATTAGGACGGATCACCCTACCGATGAACTCGGCGGTGTCTTTTGCCCAGAGGGTTTTGGTCTCTGAGATCGGAACACCCAGGCTGTTCATCCTGTCCCTGTACAACTCGGCCACTCTCCAGACGCCTAACCAAACGTCGTCTCCGACGATGGCGTACGGCCACAACCCGGTTGTCGGGTCCTTCGGGATGTCCAAGTCTGCAAAGCAGGCCTGCACCAACGAGTGGTGCCACAACGCGAAACTCGCGAACGTGGGATATAGCCCTAGTGGCGATCCTACTGACCACTCCAAGGTTTGCCTTACTCCTCGGCGGGGTTTAACCCACCAAGTACCTCGGCAACAGTCCTTGAAGAACTGGAGCCATCGGGTGCTGACCCCGAACCGACTAAGGAGTGCTAGTTGCAACTCCAAGGGAGCATTATCTGTCGCATTAGACAGATCCATGCTCGCCGATTCGTAACCGGCACTCAGCCAGGCTTGAACCTGCTGGGCACCTGAGTCTTGGTCGAACGTGAAATCGTTCGGCACCCGTTTTAGGGCACCAAACAAGGCGTCCCCCAACGGGGCAAGCGCTTGTTGATACAAGCGGTATGGATTAGCTGCAAACCGAAGTTTGTAGCCTCCCTCCTGAATTAGGGCTATTACGCCCATCATCGGGAGGAAGTCCTCGTCCAACGGCGGAGAACCAGACTTAGACTCATCGTCTAAGTTCAGTTCCATATCTGGAAGGACAAGGCTCTCAATGCCTTGCATGACACCCGAAAGGATGTCCCAGTTACGGACTGACCAGGATGTTCTCTGGATGAGAGGGACCAATGAGTCGATCAACCCATTGATCTCCGGGACAGTTTCCGAACCCTTCGGGGCTCTTCGCGCAGGACTCGGCACGTAGTCCATTAAAGGCCTACCTGTCGACTCTTGTATCACAAGAGGCACGAAGAACGGGGAGCGATAGACCAACCGAAGCCCTTCCACAAGGGCGTCGGGAGGCACAGGTTGGCGGCGAACCGCCTCCACCATCTTCCTCCACTGGCGTTGCGTAACCCGGAGTTCCGGGTGTGAATACACTAAACCAGTGTACACCATCACGGCATTCCAAGCTTTCCAGAATTGCTTCTTACTAAGCCGGAATATGGCTTTGAAGGGGCCTTTCGGCGCACCGTCATTACCGTAACGGATCCAGGAGTGGGCCTTAGCAGGGCTCAACCCAGCATAACACCGGAGTAGATCGACTTTCATCGATTTTAACCGATCGACGGCCCATTCTTCACCACTGCACACAACCCATTTCTGGATTAGTTGCACAATGTCGTGTGACTGGTGGGTTGTTAAACCCAGCGCCCGCAGCCGCATCACCGACGCTTTAGTGTCGAACACTTAGAGCTTACTCCTTTCGGATACAGCTCAGCGAAGGCCTTTAGTGGCCCGCGAGTCGACCAGAC